GGGGCTTTGATACTCTTAGCTGCCAAGCTAAGAGACAACTTGGAAAGGAGTGACTATGTCAACGCAAAGATTTCGTTCTTTTGATCACCGGTCTAACACGCCCCGTGTGACGTATCAACACACAGCGTGGGGACAAGCACCATCAGCGCCGATTACTTATTCGACGGTGACGATGCAAGGTGAGTGGGGTAACAGTTCTGACGAACAACATCCTGGTTATCGCAGAATGCGTAATCAGGGAATTGTTGTCCTCGGAGACTGTACCATCACAAAGACGAATCGAACCATGAACTCAGAAGCCAACTTCAGCTACGGTCCTTACGGCCCTTCCGATTCTCGGAATTGGGGTACGGAACGTTGCTGGGGAGACTTCTCGGCATGGTGCGATGACCGCATTACAGATCGACTTAACACCTTTGATGGTGATTTGTCGAAGCTAGGTGACATCGCGCTTATAGAATCATATGCGCGAATGAACCAAGCTGCTGTAATGGGCGGAGAGATACTAGGTACTATTAATAGTACAGTTAGTATGCTCCGGTCACCCTTCGGATCTGCGAGTAAACTCTTGACGAAAATCGCCAAGAAAGCTAATCGCGGATACGGAAAGAAGGCCGCATACGCGGCTCAAGCTACTGCTGATGCATGGCTTGAGTACCGGTACGGCTGGAGACCTATCATCACCGATATCTTTACGATAATGGGTGAAACGATTGATCTTCACAATCGTGAAGGGTCTCTCCAAGTTGCTCGTGCAGGGTCAAGTCTGGAACGTGAATTATCGTTCCAGGAGACTTTGTACGGAGGTTTGCCGCGCGCAAGCTCGGCAAAATGTGATGTGACTCTCAAGAAAGAGGGTCGCGCCGCCGCGGGGGTCATCTACGTGATAAAACCACGTACGACGGCTGAATCGTTAATGGCTGTCGCTGGGCTTAGGCTCAACGATGTTCCATCAACGGTTTGGGAGCTGATTCCCCTGTCTTTTGTCGTAGACTGGTTCATCAACACTGGTTCATGGATTCAGGCAATTTCACCTGATGCGAACATTACTGTTCGCGGTTCATGGAAATCTACAGTTAAGAATGTTACACAGAATAATTCTGTGTTAGCAATCGTAACTCTAGGTCCATCAACCCCATATCCGGCTGTTGACTTCTCTGGTCCTGGTGGGTCGTCGACCAAATCGACTTTCACCTTTGTCAGAGTTAAGAATCCAGTCTTGGCATCCACCCCTTTAGTGAGACCAACGTCACTCTCACTAAAACAGACATTAGACTCTTTAGCTCTCTCGTGTACTGGTTTATTAAACCAGATGAGAAAGTTGTAAGAAGTCTAAAGGAGGTTTCACCATGGGACTGAAAACAATGTCCTTACTTGCCGGTGCTACTGTTGCAGCATCAGGCGGATCTGCCCTTGCTTTTGCCGAAGACGGCCAAAGCATAGCGAACGGTCTTCATCTGATAGTTCCCGCTGACGCGGACTATCAAACTCGTCGACAGGTGACGATTAAATATCGTCAGCCTTCACTCGACGCAAAGACCGGCGTTTACGGAAAGGATAAGAAGAGCATTTGTCTAGCTCTTCCTATGGTTCTTTCCACCGGACAAGTCGTGTTTAACACGATCCGGATTGAACGCGAAGTTCACCCATCACTGTCAGCAGCGAACGCGGCCGAGCTTATTGCTCTCGGCGCACAACTCTTGTGTGACAGTGATGTGACGAGCTTCTGGGCTACTGGCGCTCTTTCTTAGAGCTCCAGCACATCAACTCCTCACAAACTCATGGAGGTAGTTATGGCGATCCGCCAGAAGAAGACTGAGAAGTCATTCTCAGTCGATGAATTGATGCTAAACGTAGCATCATCCCTTATCAGGGACTTCCAATCTAACTTGAGGGATACCAGCTTTTGCAGCGATCTCCAGCGGCTTGTTGCTGCTAGAGACGTAGCTGGTATTCGTCAGTTAGAATCTGAGGTTGATCCGACATCTGATATATGCCTTTATAAGGCTCAATATCAGCTGTTGTCTCTCCTCAAGAGGTATAGGTTCCAATCGGACCTATTCAGCGACGAAGAGCTTGTTCAGAAAGCCATTGATGGCTTTAGACAAACTCAGACTCGGCTGGCTGACGTGGATCTTGATAAGTTGGATAGAATATCCCAACTTGTCTTGGATCGAGCAGCTAGCTACGTATCCGATTTGCTCGGATCGTACGACGATGAAGAACATCGTTCCCTCTGTAGATTTGGAAGAAAGGCATCGGTCGGAATTCCTGCTCGTAAGGCCTCGCTGGCCGAACGATGGGAATTACCGATTTCCGGTTCCTTAGAGCAGATTAATTGGTTTGACTCAGAAATGAGTCAAGACTACGCAGTCCAAGAGTATTGGAATGCGCAGAAAAGCAGTGACCCTTTGAGGTCCACTTACCAAGAAATCTGTTCCCTGAAACTGTCGCTAGTCCCCAAAACGTTCAAATCGCTAAGAAGTATCATGCCTAACTCGACAATCGGCTCTTACATGAGCCACGGGTTAGGGGAGATGATTCGAAAGCGATTGAAGCGTAAGGGCTACGACATCGGTACTCTTCAACAGAGGCACCGTGTCTTAGCATGTCAAGCATCACTCGATAACCTTTCGGTGACGGCTGACTTGTCAAGTGCATCAGATTCAATTACCGATGCACTTGTGAAACGTCTCTTCCCTGCGGACTGGTATGAAATTCTAACCAAATCACGCATAAAAGATGTTTCATTACCCGACGGCTCCTTAGTACAGAGTTTGACATTCTGTACAATGGGAATAGGGTACACCTTTCCGCTTCAGACGTTGGTCTTCCTGGCTCTACTAAACGCTATTCGTTCTCTCCGAACGGGGAGAAAGAATAATCGGAACATATCAGTTTACGGTGATGACATGATATACCCGTCATCAATGCATTCTGATGTTGTTACGTTGTTCAGTGGATTCGGCTTTGTGTTAAATCTTGATAAGACTTTTCACGAAGGCGATTTCAGGGAGTCCTGCGGTGGTGATTACTACCGTGGGGTGGACGTCCGGCCATTCCAGCCTAGGAATGGTTCTGCAAATGTAAGCCCGAAAGCTTACGAGGCCGTACTCTACAAGTGCATTAATGGTTTGTTAATGCGCTGGACCGAGTACGAGATCGGTGGGACGCTTCTGTACCTTACATCACAGATTGAAAGAGTCACGGGCAAGTGCAAACTTGTTCCGGGCGACTTTCCTGATGATGCTGGGTTAAAGTGTCCTACTCTCAAACATTGGAATTTTCTAATGTTTGTCCAGCACGTACATCCAAAGCATGTGGGTAATGGCGTTTTTCGATTCTCGTACTTGGGTCTGAAACCCGAACTTCGAGAGGAGAAGCGTCATGAGCCCTATCTTTGGAGTCAACTGGATGATCGAGCCCCCTGCCCAGGTTTATACTTGGATTGGGGACATGATCGAGAGCCTGCTTCGGATATTGTTCACGCTATTTCTTGCGTGACTGGTACCGATGCAAGAGTGCCTATCCTTATAACAAAGGATAAGGTACCGATCGAAACGTTCAGATCTAAAATATCTGGACGCCGCCTGCGCAGACAATCAACCTTTGTGACGGTAAGTCACACAGGAAGATACACGCGCCAGTCCGGGACCTCATGTTTTGAGGACCGCAGATGACGGGCTTTGCCTGTCATAAAGTAGAAAACGGGTAATACCGCTT